TTTGTTGACGACCAAGACAATATGTTTGTCATCCATTTACGCGGAAGGTTTTGGAGAAACGACGATCCTGAATTCGACTTGGACTTTGTCAATTTAGAAAAAGACGGTATTTCGTTTAGTTTCGACGTTGACATCTTTGACAACCACTTGTAACAATGGGTTACTACAAAAGACAAAGCGAGGAAGAACAAATGTCGGAGAACGAATGGTTCTGGCAGAACGAAGAAACTAAACTCGCAAACAAGTTTGAAAATTATATAAATCAAAACCAAATAAACAACAACATGAGCATCATTGCCCAACAAAACAACAACAGCGGAGGTCAAACAGTACCCGCAGGAACACACGTAGCACGTTGCTACCAAATCATTCACATCGGCACAATCGTCGACACTTATCAAGGTGAAGAAAAGTTAGTGAACAAGGTTCGTCTTGTATTCGAACTGCCTCTCGAAACGGCTGACTTCGGCAAAGGTGAACAACCATTCTCAATTGGTCGTGACTTTACTTTGTCAATGCACGAAAAAAGCGGACTTCGCGCCTTCGTTCAATCGTGGCTCGGTAAGTCAATGAGCGATTCTGACGCTGCTAAATTTGACATCGGTACTTTGTTAGGCAAAGAAGCAATGGTATCAGTAATGCACCGCACAGCGAACACAGGGCGCACTTACGCAGACTTGAAAGGAGCTTCACCACTTGCAAAAGGAATGACTTGCCCGCCACAAGTGAACGCAGCGTTTTTATTGGACTACGATTCTCAGGACTTCGACCTTCGGTTTAAGATGCTTCCAGAGTGGTTGCAAAACAAAGTTAGTTCATCGGCTGAGTTTAGTAAGCGTTTAGACCGCGCTGCGGATCAAATGAACAAGGCGAAACAGATGCTTGAAAAAAGCGGTTTAGTTTCTACTGACGAAACAGACGATATGCCATTCTAAATAATACGAGAGGGTTGAAATATACCCTCTCTAATTTTAACTTAATAAATCAAAACCAACAAAATGAAAAAATTAGTATCACTTGAAAACCGCGTTGAGAAACTACTTAAGAAGTACAAATTTCTCCGCAACAACAACAAAGCACTTTGTGTAAAAGTTTGGGAACAACAGTTCGACGAACGCAAGGACATTACAAGCAACTTCTTTGCTATGTACGAAAGCGGCAAGTACGTCAGCGCGGACAACATCACACGCATAGCACGACTTGTTAAGCAATACAATCCAGAGCTGCGCGGAACGAACCACGATGACAATAAGAAGAAAGCGCAACTAATCAAACCACTATTGAAGAAATGAATAAAGCAATCTATAAAACACCGTTCGGTCGCCTTGTCAAAATAAACTTCAAGACGCTAACGAACTTCAAAGCAGCGTTGCGCATAAGCGACCCAACGGCAAGACTTTACGTTTCACACCCTGAGCGAATGAGAATAAAAGACTTTAACAACATCTGCCTTCACACAGGATTATCTCGCGAAGAAGTATTCAGCACATTTACACCTACAAAATTAATAAACGAAGAAAATGACTAACGAACAAATAAGAGCCGAAATGATTGATATGATACCTTTTCGGTATATGGAACGTTTCGAAACATTGTGGACAATGCTTACGCCACGCTACGAGCGATTGACGACGGAACAAATCAAGATGCAACAAGAACTGGAGAACGAGCGTGAAATCTTTTGGTCAGCACTTGAAGATATAACGTGCAGCGTGTTGGGAATACCTTCGCAAGCGTTGTACACCCCAACGCGACGACGTGAGATTGTAACAGCAAGACAAGTTATATTCTTTCTTATTCGTCCTTGCTACCTTCAAAGCTACGAATCAATCGGTAAGCACTACGGCAAAGACCACGCAACGGTTATGCACGGAGTTAAGCAAGTAAGTTGGCAGATTGAATGCGACAAGAACTATGCAGCCAACGTTGAACGCATCTGTTTTTTACTAAATGATATGGGTTATGCTAAACCAATGAAATTTTATACTAAATTTGTGGAGCATTTAGAACATCAAAAAGAAATAAAACTTAAAAAACAACTAAAAAGAAAATGAGCGACTATTGTAGAAATTGCGATTCAGACTTAATTGAAGAACGAATTGCGGACATTAAAAGAGAAAGCATTTTTTATCGCGACTGGGACAACAGCGACGTTCAAGAAATGTTTGAAAACGAAATCGGTCTTTGTTACGAATGCCATAAAGAAGAAGACGCAGACGACTTCAAAGGCGAAGGTTGGGACTAATGATACCATTTCACAAATCAATCAAATGTTACCGTTTGTTCTACGGCTACTCACAAGAATATCTCGCGTACAAATTAGGCATAGAACAAAGCAACTACTGCCTACGTGAACAAGGCACAACCAACTTCAAAGACGCAGAGATTGAGATACTAAAAGAATTATTTAAAATTGAAATAAGAGAGGATAAACTATGGAAAAGAAACAAACTGCGGTTGAATGGTTGCATTCTGAATATATTAAAATATTTGGGGAGCTAAATCCAAGTACGGGAAAACTTTATGAAATTGCATATGCCTTAGAACAAGCCAAGCGAATGGAAAAGGAACAGATTATTGATGCTTATTACGAAGGAAAAGAGTATGGATATAAAGAACAAGGTGAACAATACTACAACGAAACTTACGGAGGAACACAATGCTAATACTACAATTAAAGAAACGAATCGAGATTCTCGAAGCGAAAGCAAACGAACAGGAACAAAAGATAAACGACTTGTTAATTCGCTTATCAGTTCCACAGGCTAATCTGCCAGCACCAACAAAAGAAAAAAAGACAGCGTTCGTCAAACCAACGGTTGTTGAAATCTACGAATACGCGTGTGAGAAATTAAGCAACGACGACGCGCTTAAATTTACTGAGAAATTTCATGCACATTATGAAGCCAACGGTTGGAAGGTAGGACGCAACCCGATGAAAGATTGGAAGGCTGCCGTTCGCAAGTGGGACTTATCTACCTTTGTAACTACAAACCAAAACACTAAAATCAAAAATGGAAAATTCGATTCAGACGCTGCGCAACGCATCTACAACGACGCTCACAATTACACAAAGGGTTGATCGTGCGGAACGCGAAAGTGCATTCGTTGCCGATTACGAACTACCTGCGTTCGTAAAGTTATGCTCAAAGGTCTGCGCTATGTACGGAATAGCGTTACCCGAAGCACAACTGTTGCAAATGTTGCACGAGTTCATTGGTAAACACTTTCGTTGGGTTACGTTTGAACACTTCAATCTTGCCTTTGAATTGAACGCAGCGAATGAACTGTCAAAGAAATGCGAACACTTCGGAGCGTTGAGCGTAGTGTTTATTGGTGACGTGTTGACGCACTACAAACCACATCGCGATAAAGCAAACCTGCAAATACAACGTGAAATCGCGGAATCAAAAGAGGAAGAATCTAAACAATTAAAAGAGAAAGAAATGGCAGTAAATGACGACAGCTGGAGAAGAATGTTAGCGGAAGACTTGCAGAACTATAAGAAAGGAAAGTATACGGTAATTGAGATTCGTGCGGTGTCGCTTATGCGGTGGCTCGAAGAAAGCAAACAGATAAACGCTGACACCTTCACCGAAGAAGAATACAGGTTGTGCAAAGCAAACGCGAAGAAGAACATCTATTTCGAACAACAGCTCGTTCAATCAATGGTTGAGCGAATGAGCGACCGCAAAAGAATGTTGCTCAAAGAATCGATTCGCTTCGAAGGAATGCGTGAGTTGTATAAATTATACTTGTCGAAGCAATGAGCCAGTTCATTTACAACGAACACGGAGCGTGTGAAAATCCTATATTAAAAACCTACAAATGCAGCAAGGGTTACGAAGCGCAAGTTGAAGTTGCTATTGTTGAACGTGAATTGTGGGGTTACGGAGTTCGTTTTAATGGATTATCAGAAGGTTGGTCGCACACATTTAACCAGTATAGACCAGACAACGACTTGTATAAAACAAAAGATGAAGCGTTCAAAGGTGGTCTTGAGCTACTCATAAATCAATTGAAAGGACGCAACGAAGAACAACGATACAACCGTATAATTCAAATACTTCAAGACGAACTTTGTCCTGTTGTTGAAAATCAACTAACACTATTTTAATGAGAAAGTACAAATTCATTCATCCAATTACAGGAGAATCGCATGAGGTTTTATGTGATAAAGTAGAAGGATATCAAGAAGGAAATGAAATGTTTCATCGATGCACAATAAGAAGAAAAACTGTCGCCTTCATTCCAATTTCTTACGCAATGATTAGAATAAATGAATCCATATAAACCCGAATACCTGCCGCGTCAAGTTGAAGCGTTAAACTACTTGAACACCGATAGCATCGTTGAACAAGTTCTTTACGGTGGCGCGGCAGGTGGTGGCAAGACGAAGTTCGGTTGTATGTGGCAAATACAACGTCGTTTGAAGTACGCAGGGACGCGTTCGCTTATTGGACGTAGCAAATTAGATACGTTGAAAAAGACGACGTTAAACACGTTCTTTGAAACGGCTGAGGAGTTTGGATTGATAGCCAACAAACACTACACGTTCAATGGACAATCCAACGTGATAAAGTTCTTCAACGGAAGCGAAATTGTTTTGAAAGACTTATTCGCTTATCCGTCCGATGTAAATTTCAATTCACTTGGATCTTTAGAAATTACAGACTACTTTATAGACGAGTGTTCCGAAGTAACCGAAAAGGCGGTCAGCATTGTTCACTCCAGATGCCGTTATAAGTTGAACGAGTTCAATCTTATTCCGAAAGGTTTTCTTTCTTGCAATCCTTCGAAGGGTTGGCTTTACAATGAGTTCTACATAAAGAACAACCGAAACGAACTACCTTCACACCGCGCATTTGTGCAAGCCTTACCACAAGATAACCCATTCCTTCCTGTTGCTTATATTGAATCGTTGCGAAGACTTCCAGAATACGACCGTAAACGTCTACTCGAAGGCAACTGGGAGTTTGATGACGACAGCGACAAACTCTTTCAAACGGAGAACCTACTTCGAATGTTTCGCAACGAAGTAATCAATGAAGGCAAGAAATATATCACAGCCGACATAGCGCGTTTCGGGAAGGACAGGACAATCATTTGCGTTTGGGAAGGTCTAACTATCATTGATATAATTGAGTTGAATAGAGCAGCGTTGGACGAAGTCGTTAACAAAGTTCGTTTAACCTGTCAACAGTATTCAATTTTACTTCAAGACGTAGTATGCGACGAAGACGGAGTGGGTGGTGGTGTGGTTGACTTCTTAAAATGTCGAGGGTTCGTTAATGGATCTAAACCAAAGCACCCACAATACCAAAACTTAAAGAGCGAATGTTATTACAAATTGGCTCAGTACGTTGAGGAGAATAAAGTCACTATCTTATCCAGTACGCGCAAAGAACAAATCATTCGTGAGTTGGAGATGATTAAGCGACATCGCGCAGACGTTGACGGAAAGTTACAAGTCACTCCGAAGGACGTTATTAAGAACCGCGAAGGTATTTCGCCTGACGTTGCCGACGCTATAATGATGCGAATGTACTTCGAACTTAATCCAAGTTATGGACAATACGTTGTGGGGTAAAATAATTTAGCATACATTTACGAAATGATTAGACATTTAAGATTTCATACAGGAACTTGGGGTATGGAAGAACATGAAAAATTCATAATTTACTGCAATGAAAATGAAGTAGAATTTATTAATTCTTGGATATTTTACCATAGAGATCCATCAAATTCTCATGTGCCTGAAAGTATAAATTACGTTGTTAAAATAAAACAAGAAATTGAAAAGCTATGATAAAAAAACAAAGTAGTGTTGAAATGCTCTGGAGTTTAATACCATTGCATTGTCAAATTGAAATAGAAGAACGATTTAGAGCTATTAAGCATGCAAGGCAAATGCACCGAGATGAAATAAAAAGCGCGTTTAATCAAGGTGAATTATTTAGTGCAGATTATTACGACGGTAAAAACGATACTGATGAAAATTATTACAACGAAACTTACAAAAGTAATAATGAGTAAACAAACTGCGGTTGAATTATTGATTCAAGAAATTGAAAAAGACCAAACAATAAAAGCAAAATCAAAGTCTGAATGGAATGAAATTTTTAAACAAGTTAGAATAATGAAAGAAGAAAAAGAATATAGTTTAGCTACTACTGAAATAGTAGACCTATTACACAAGTACGATTTTGAAGACGAAGACTATGGCGAAAAGTTATTTTATCTTAAACAAGATATTCAAAGTTTAATACATCTATTTGCCTTAATTCATAACGTAATAGGCGAACGTACATCTCCTGAAGAATGGGAAATGTTAGATAAAACAAGAGATACTTTGATTGATTATTTAGAAAAATACCACTTAAACAAACAAGAATGAAACAAACACCATTATACGAGTCGCTCAAAATGACTTACGACCGCGAACGAGAAATTGTTAATTCGCTTGCTAACTACTTCCAACAAGGAAAGATTTTAGGAGATATTCTTCTGGAGCTTTCACAACGAAAAGACTTAAACGCAAAAGAGAAAATCTATTGCGCTCTTATGATTGGTTCAATGATGACTAAAAATAACGAAGATGGCAGAGAGCAAAACTAAAAAAGGAATTTGTGTGTATTTGCACAAAGACCTGTGGAACGAGATTGATGAGAAACGAGGTGAGAATAGTCGCAACATTTTTTTAAGCGAAGCTATCCAGTTCTCGATGAAGTTCTACATTCCAGAATCTAAAGTAAAATTGAAAGAACAAAAGTAGAAAGAACTGCTACCGTAGTTGTTACAATCAAAGCGTGGTTTCTGCGCTTTTTTTGTTTTTCTAATTTCTTTTTATCAGCAGCGAGATTGTTAATTTCTTCGGTTAATATGTTTTCCTTCTGTTCATAAGCAACAACCGTTTCTTGTAAGTTGTCAATTTTTTCTTCTTCGATGTTAATTTGTTCTTTTAGGTTGTTAATTACCAATGAATCGGAAGCAATAACGCTATCGCAAGAGTTCACCAAAGTGATAACATCAACCCTATTAATAGTATCTCGAACAACAATAGAAGAACGAGTTCTTTGATAGGAGGTTTTGGCTGTAAGTT